AGACTCTACCGATTTCCGCCCATATTTTTTTTTTATATTTGTTAAAGACTTACTAACGATTTAACAAATACTTTTTTCTATAATAAAAAAACATACTTTGAATTTATTTTATTATAGGGATTTATTTTTAAAAAACTAATTAACAATTAAAAAAATTTGATCGCGATATTATTTATTTTGGATTAGTTGCTAAAACTCTATTTACAAGCTCAGATTTTGTGCCTGACTGTTTTTGATTGCGATCCCTTAAGACTTTCTTTAATAAAGTAAGAGTTAAACGTTGGGCTTGTTCTTTATTAAAAACGCCTGAGTCTTGTAAAGCCCCCGCAAGGTTACCAGAACCCTTATCTAATGGTTTTGTAGGTCTTCCTTTTTTTGTTTTTGATTTTTCGGTAGCTTCTTTAGCAGTTTTTGCCGCAGTTCCCTTAGGTTTTTTAATTACCTTCTTTACTTTAGGTGCTGGTTCAGCTTTCTTAGGTTCTGCTTTTTCTTTCTTCGCCGCAGGTTTCGCCGCTTTGCCAGAAGGTCTTTCGTAAACAGGAACATCAGGCACAGGAAATTTTTTCTTTTTTAATTCTAAAATTCTGGCTACTAATTCGGCTTTTTTCATTTTAGAATATGATCCTATTTCCTGTTTCATATCACGTAAAATTGCTTTCAAGTTTTTTACTGGATGTGTATTTAATCTACTTTCCAAGTCACTCATTATTTTTATAAAATAACCAAATATTTTTTTGTTGTTTTTATTTATAAAATGAATCGTCAAGAACTAGAAAAAATGAAGCTAAACGAAATAAAAGAATTGGTAAGAAATTCCCAACATAAAATTAAAGGTTTTTCTAAAATGAAAAAGGATTTATTAATTTCTATACTGGCACCAGAAAAAACAAAAGAAGTAGAATTTTATTATTTATATTGTAAAGACAAACAATTAATAAAAAGTCGCGATCTAAAAATGTTAGAAAATAAAAAAGCTATTTTAGAAAAAAATGGTAAAAGCGATTTAAGAATAGAAAAATAAATAAAATATAAAAATTTATTTATATGAATAAAATAGTTGTTACTGAAATATTACAATTTTATAGAATGTGTCCTAGATCATTACCTATAGTAATAAGAAAACCAAAAGTTAAATATCCTATACCAAGACCTATGCCAGTGCCAATAAAAAAGAAATAATATTATTTTATATATTATTATTTATATGTATTGTTATTGTTGTAATCAAAACTATGCTGGCGTTTTTACTGCTTTGTGCCCTTCTTGCCATCGCATTCGCCACCTCCAGAGCGTTTATGGTGTTGATAGAGTTTTAGAAGTTTTAGAAAATGTTTTGATTAGAGATAAAACTAAGCAAAAATATAAGGAAGATACAGAAATTAAAAAAGAAAAAGAAAAAATAGAGAATACAATTAAAACAAGATCACAAACTAAAAATGTTTAATCCAAACCGAAGCCTTCTTCGTCGTCAGTTTCGGCTATAAAATCGGGGTATTTCTCATACCCCATACTTACTAATTTATCTTTTAAATTATCGAGATCAAAATAAAGTAAGCACTTTACTTTATTAGTTCTTGTTTGATTAAATAATTTTGTTTCTATTAAAGCATTTTTAAACTCTTTTCTACGCTCACATTTAACGTTTTCTTTATTTGCCCAATCCTCATACATTTTATATAAAGAAGTTATGCTTATTGATCGGTGACCTTTATAATTTTGAAAGCCGTAAGCATCTGTTACTATGCTATCTAAAAAATCATAAACCTTATCAGCGGTGGCACACATAGCATTTAAATATGATTTACATTTTGGGATATCATCCCATTTGTTATAGTGAATATCACGATCCATTAACATTCTAAAAAATAAAACTTGAGCTTTTGGGTTCTCGAAAGCATCAATATATTTTTTAAATTCTACCATATCTTTCCTAGGGTGTATACATTCAATGGGCACAAATCGCCTATTAGTCGCGTCGATCTTTATAGAAAAAGCATTATTAGTGGTTAATATATATCTTGCGTAATTACTGATAATACTTTCTTTTACAAATTTTTCTTTATAAGTTATTTTATCTTCTGTAATTAGATTCTTAAACTTTTCGTAAAATTTATCAGTTTCTTTTTTTTCCGCTTCATCGAAATTAATTAGCATCTTATTTGCTACCACTGAATTAAAAGAACCAAATACCTCCTTTTCAGGATCGGCGGTAGCATAAAAATAGTTATCTCCTAATAAGTAACCAATAAATTTACAAATAATAGATTTGCCAGTGCCTTGACCAGACTTAAAAATTAAAGCAGTGTTTGTTTTTTGTGTGGGATATTTAAAAATGTGGGCGATCCAATCTAAAACATATTTACAAGTTGTTTCAGCCATTTCAGTTCCATCATCGGTTATATATTTAAAGTGGTCCATTATAAGATCATAGTCTTTATTGTCTTGCTGTGAAAAATTATTATCGCATTCAGCATCTAATTCTAAAATTCTAAATGTTTTATATGTGTTATAAATATTAGCTGGGCATTTAGTATGGTCTGGGATAAAATCCATATCATCATATTTGCGTTTGGTGGGATCTTTTAGCCAAGAGTTAATAAAGTTGGCACCATTTGATATGTGGTAAAAAGTATCTAAGCTATAATCTTCAAAAGTTGTTTGAAGTTCATTTTTAGATTTTATAATAAAGCTTCCATTATATTTGTTTTCCTGAATAAACTTCCCGTGGTTAGTAATTTTACAAACTGTTTTTTCAAACTCTGTTTTTAATCCTTTATAAACCTCATCATCCTGCCAAGTTTCCTTCTGATCTTTATTCTCAATATCGCAAAAATCTAAATCCAATGTATCTGTCATATCCTTAATAATAAAATGGACATTTAATTTTGTTTCTTGACTAATAAATAAATTTAATTCCTGTAAAGCGTCATTAACTTTATCCCTAAACATACTGACGTTATCGCCTTCTTTTTTACAAAAAAAGCCGTCGTGGAGATCCGCACAAATATGAAAGCCTTTAGCTTTTAAAAATTCCATTGATTTTTCAAGCACAAGCCATTCTTGTTGAAAATAATAACGAGAAGTAACTTTGCCGATCCAGTTATAAGTATCTGTTCCAACAATATTAATAATTGCTGTGGTGTTATCTTCATCTAAAATAGCTCTTTGTATATTTCCTATTTCCCCTGAGATACCTTTAGTTGCTTTTGTTTGGTCTATAAACCATTTTTTAGTATAAATTTTTTTTGCTTCTTCTTTATTTATTCCTTTCTCTCCCATAAGATTTTCTAAAATTTCAGATCTGTTGTTAATGTAATTTCTTAAATGATCAGTGGGTAAATTGTGTAGTTCTGCCCACGAAGTCATTAACATATAAATGCTATTTTGCATGTCAATATCAAAATAAAACTCATCAGCTAACCAGTTTCTAACCTTACGAGACAAAGCAGCGTAACCAGTTTTACAAATAGCTCGACCGCTAAATTTATCTGGATTTTTATACATTGGATTAAAGCTACCTGCTCTTTGCTTATCATATATTCTTTTTAAAGTGGGTGTATTGTCCCATGGATCTTCTTTATCTTTAGCTAAGATCAAATGTTTTTGATTGACTTTCATAAGTAAAAACTTAATTTTTTTGGGGTTCACAAATTCTGGTAATCTGGTAAAAGTGGGCATTATATAATATAACGTATATTTTTCTTTAAGCCATTTAAACGCATTTAATTATATAATGTTTAAACATTTAGTAATTACTTACTTTTTTTTTTACAACAAGGACACTGATCTTCTGGGTATAATTTTTCTTTGACGCATTCCCAAACCCAAACGAAAAATTTAGAAACATCTTCACAATTCATTTAATATATGTAATTAATATTTTTATTGTAAATTAAAATATTTTAAATAATTATAAACAATGACTGATATAGGCAGATTAACCGACTATACTATTGATGAACGCCCTAATTTTATTGATATAAGAACAGAGCGAATAGATCCTATCGTTTCTAGCTCATTTCGTTACCAATTCAGATTAGACCCAGCGGCTTTTATGGATAGAAATTCAATGCTTTTATTTAAGGTAAATGCTAAAGATGCGGCAGCCGCAGCACGTGGTTTACGCTTAAACTGTTTTAATGGAGCACTTTCCTGTCTGAAAAGACTTGAAGTCCAAATAGGTGACCATAGTGTCCAGCGTATAGATAACGTTAACGAATGGGCTACATTAAACTCACTTTATAGCGTAGCCCCTGAAGTTCAAGACAAATTAATGTCACACTACGTAAAAAATCAGCTTAAATATGAAGTGCTTTCGGCTAACGGTGCGGGTCCTGGTGATCTAACTGGAGTAATTAAACCTAATAATGTTACCAGTGGTTTTAACTATGGGCAATCAGACTCAGGAGCAGGTGCCGCCGTTGTTTCCAATGAACTTTCGGCTCAAACAACCTTAAACCATTTAATAGGTATTCCTTTAGGAATGATATGCCCTATGATAGCAAACAAAGAATTTCCATTATTTTTATTCCAGGATCAGAAATTTATTATAACTTTAGATTTTGAAAGCGATGCCTCTAGGTTTTGTAATGATAAATCTTCCAATAACCTCGCGGGTGGTGAGCGTATGGCAGCAGCTGTAGACGCTGTAACATATTCGGATGTTCATTTATTAGTTGATTATCTTATTTATCCCGCTCGTGTTATGGATGGAGTTAGAGAGGCTACCCAAAAAAAAGGAGGCTTTAACTTTGAATTTGTTAATGTTGAGACAATTCAGAAAACAATTAACCCCACAACAGCAAACACCGAACAAAGCCAAGACTTAAGACTTAACTTAATTAATATGGAGTGCCACTATGTTCAGATGATCAAACAACTTCCAGATTCTAAATTTGATAAGGTTTTGCTTAGTCAGAGGTGTGATAGTGTTTCAATCCAAGAATCTCAATTTAATGTAAACGGTATAGATTCATTCCCTGAAGGTTTCCAAAATTCACCACTAGAATTTTATAACCAAACTAGCTATACTCTTGGTAGAGATTTAGCCGTTCCTAAACCACTTTGCGTAGCTGATACTAATACACAAGCATCGCTTTTATCACCATCAGACCAAGGATTAAGTGGTAAATATGCCCCTATTTGTTTAGACCTTAGAAATGGTGAGCCAACTGTGCGCGGTGGTGGTCGCCCCATAAATGAGTATCCTATCCGCCATTTATACAAACGCAAACCACATGCGGAAGTAACTAAAACAGATCTTGCGGGAACCCCCGTAGTAGGACAGGACGAAGTAGGAACTCTTAACGTAAATTATTTCTGTGGAGTCACTAGAATAGTTAACGTAATGGCTATGCCTAGCGGCGGCAATTCTGTAGTAGTAAGCGACATGTAAAGTATTTTTTTATATTTTTTTTCTTTTTTTATATCAATAATGACTTCATTTATTGATGTAAACGCTCAAAACTCAAGAATTGAAAAAGAAACAAATAATGTTTATACTTATGAACTACCAGAGCCATTAGAGTTACCAGCGGGAACTGCCATTAGTGTTCAAAATTCATTAGTAAATTTACAAGGGATTACAGGCGCATCAATTGAAATCCCAGAAGATATAGAGGAAACTATACATTTCCAATACTATGTAAGCGATAGCACCTATCAAGCCCCAAATAAATCAATTTCAGGGGATCTAGCTAATATAGTTGAATTTAATATTTATTCTAGAATGGATGAACACAATAACGCAGACGCAGAATTTGGACCAGGAAAACTTGCCGCAGACGCTCACGAAACAACGGGATTCACTGAAAATATTATGCCCCTTGTAAGTGTTTGTAATGAAACAATAATACAGCCTGATGGCAGTTCTGTAGCAACCAACTTAACAGTTCCTTTTTGCGGAAAAGCAGACATAAAAATAGTTAAAGGCATTTATAGTATAGCTGAAATTTCAAAAAGTATAAGTGACCAAATAAATTTAGTTACTAATCCAGATAATCAAAATAACACGATAACAGAAAACAAACTAGAAAGAAAATTCCAAGGTCTATTGTATAATAATACAACTAACCGATCAATACACACGCCCGAACCTACATATTGGGATACATACCGATCGACTGGTGTTCCCCCACAACCACTAATAGATATAAATGGTTTGAGAGTTCTAAATTATGACGATGACTATTTTCCTTATGATGTTATGGCAATAACTAATAAAAAAAATAATGATTTATTTAACGATTTATTAGCAGGGAATTTAAATAACCAAGACCCATCTGTTAATTTTGATCAAATGTTTAGATTTAATGCTTACAATATGGTTTTCTCGAGAATAAATGGAAATATAGGACCTAATTTTTTTGATCCTAAGGTTTATAATATTTTTTCCAAAAGTGCCACAGGTGTGGGAACCTCTGGATTTAATGTGACTTTTCAAAATTCATTCGCAATACAAAATTGCCACGAGCCAAGAAGATTACCAACACACGATCGCTTTGGTAATGTAGTAAAAAACTCTGGTCAAGCTTGTGCTTATAGTAAAAGACTTGCTGGAGATGCCGAAACAGGCTTAAACGATTCCGATGTATCGACTTTAAACACTATTGTTCAAAGATATTCGGGAATACTAATTTATAATTGGGGATATAAAACATGCTTAAAATTAGGTAAAGATTTTTCTAAAACTATGAATAATAACCCACAACTAGCTAATAATGTAAATCAATTCGCGGCATTTAGTGAATTTTTCCCTAATGAAACTGAAGCAAAAAAAGCTTGGGCAACTACTTTATGGGCAAAGCTTGGCTTTGCTTACGAAGACATACAAGCCCCTTCTTGTTGGGAGAATTTTATTAATTTCGATAATCCCGTTGAAAAAGCCCACGGATTTACAACACGACAAGAGGTAGATAGTAGTGCAGTTCCTTTTGTATCAACTTTATTCAATGGAGCGCAAGGAGGCGTGGGAACTTCGGAAGCACCAAAAGCGCAAGGTGATCAAATTGAACCCTTACCACAATCTATAGCAAGTATTCAATTATTTAATTTAATGGATAGTAATGTTCCCAATAATATTTTTAATAATAATAAAAAATTAGGCGGGGGTGTAGCATGTGTGGCGCCTTATCAATCTTCCTTTTATACGTCGGCAGTTATGATCCCAATTCAAACAAAGGGCTTTGATATCCAAGCTAGTGCGTTACCTATTTTGAGTGATACAGGCTATTTATTAATTTTATCAAATCTAGTAGATCAAAACGACATAGTCAAGTATAAAAGCAATGTAGGCTTATTAGATCAGTTACCCAAAAGTAATTTAAGTAATCAAGATTTTATTAGTGATAGAAACCCGTTAGTCCACGTTCTTAGTAACACAAAAATATTAAATAGTATTAGAATAGAAATATATAACCCAGATTTAACAGACGTTACTTTGCGTCCCAATAGTTCGGTTTTACTTAGAATTGAAAAACCTACACCTAAAAGCACAATATTAGAAGCTAATGTAAATGAAGAAGCAGCCGAGCAAACTTTATTATCAGAAAAATTAGATGCTTTACAAAAAGCACAAAAACAATTAGCAAAAAAAAATAAAAAAAAATAATTATATTACCATAATTTTCTCACCAGTTTGATCCTGCCATTTAAGCACTGTTTCCTCTGGTATTGTTTCTAATTCTATTTCGTTTTGTTCCCTTGGTTCGTTACAGGAACTTTCACAACAACAACGCATTTTAAAATTCAAGTTTTTGAATACTTTAGCAATACCATTAAATACCGCTGTAATCATTTTTATTTTGGTGTTTTTTTCTTCCATATTAATATATGTTAGAAAATATTAAATTTGTGAAATTTGAAAAAGCTAAAAATAAAGATAAGAAATTAAGAGCTATTTTTTTTGACGAAAATAAGAAAAGAAAAGCAACTAGAGAATTTGGGGCTAGTGGTGCCTCAGATTTTACAATTAATAAAGATAAAGAAAGAAAAGAAAGATATTTAGATAGACATAGAGCTAGAGAAAATTGGAATGATCCTTTAACTAAGGGGGCGTTGAGTCGTTGGATTCTATGGAACCTTCCGACTCGGGCGGCGGCGAAGGCTGATTTTGCGAGGCGTTTTGGTCTGAAACTACTTTAATAACGTGGTTAGTTGTTGTTGTTATTTTAATATCGAAATTATCTAATTTTGTATAGTTTTCTACATCATTCGGGGCAGACACGTTAAGCGTAACGTCTTTAGGTAAATGTTTTTTTACTTTTCTACCTTCAATACCGAATAAATTTTCCATTTTTGCTAAATTTTCAATTTGTGTTATCCATTGACAGTTATCTGGGGAATAACCTTTTTTATTATCTATACGATCTATTTGTAAACCTGGTTCATATCCATTACAAGTAGCCCAACTAAAAAATGCTAATAAACCATTTGGAGCACTTTTTTTCCACATGTCACATACTTCAATTCCTTTAGCCCCATAATATTTATAATTATGAGCCCAAGTAGAATGACACCTAGCATTAATATTTTGCCATACACCATAAAGTTTATGTCTACTAAGTCCATGTTTTATATGTGCTGGGCTCTGAGAACAAACCTTTGATGCGTAACAGTTTCTACACATATCTGTTTTACGTCTTTTCCATCGATCACCAACAACTTCCATATTTTTCCCACATTCTGAACAATTTACGTATACTATCTTAAGTTTTTTATTATTTATAGTTTTATGTCCCGTTTTTACAAATTGATAATCTCTTATTAAATCCACGTTCGACATTTTATAGAATCTTATAATATTTTTATTTGTTTTTTTAAACGCACTTTTATAATAAATTGTTTATAAAACTGCTCCTACTTGGGCTTGTTTTTGAGCTAAAGCCGTTGGATCTATACCGCCTACTTGTGTTTCTACTGGTGTATCAGCAGCCGTTTCAGAAACGTCTTTAGGTTTATGGAAGAGACCTGCAAAGAGAGATCCTAAGCCCACTAATGCGCCGATTACTTCGCCTGCAGGCCCCAATGCGTCGAGGACGCCCTCCGCAGTAAATAAACCAGCATCTTCCGCTTCTGGGGCTAATGCTTTTCCCGCGGTTTGTAAACCTTTAGAAACGGCATTTTTTGCTAGTGATCTTGCGGCACCTGCTCCAGATTGTAAAAGATCTGAACCTGCTTGCGTAACGCTTTCGCCCGCTCGAGCTGCTGCTTCTGCAGCGTCTTCCGCACCCTCTGCGGCTCCCTGTGATGCCAGACCCTCTGAGGTTTGTGGTCCTACTTGCCCAGCTGTTCCGCCCTCTGGCACAGGTCCGCCCTCACCTGGAGCACTTCCTTTAGGAAATAATGGATCGTCAGGGGCTTCTACAGCAGGTCTTTGGACTACTTCAGATCGAATAGGTTGAGCAGCTGTGGGGTCGCTAAATTCCCCCCGTGCGGGGTCGCTAAATGGGTTTTGCGTTAATTGCTCAGAAGTTGGTCTAAGTTGTGTATAATTTGTGCTTGTTGTAATAGGTTCAGTTGGCACATCTTCCGCTGGTAGAATATCTGAAGGTTCTGACGCTCTGGAACCTAGCGGGGAGTCACCCTCACCCGTGCCTGTTGGTTGTTCTGGTTGGGCTGGTTGGGCTGGTTGGGCTGGTTGGTCTACCGCTGCTTGTCTTGCGGCACCTTGCTCGTTGATATTCTCTTCTGCCGCTTGTTGAGATCCATCTCCTCCCTCTTCTACTGGTCCCCTAACTCGTTCGCCGCCTATAGGCTCTTCGGCTATACTTCCTAATGTATCACTGGGTCCAGCTGATGCTCCTTGAGTTCCAGTATCCGCTAAAGATGAAGGCATGGGGTCGTCTGTTTCTCCAGTTGGTGGGGCTCCGTCACCTGCTGGATCTGGATCGCTTCCGCCTCCTGAACCGCCACCAGATCCCTCAGTGCCAGGTGCTGGGTCGTCTTCTTCTTCCTCTGGTTTTTGTTGGCTATTTCCATGTTTTTCCTGATATTTCTTATATAGTTTTCGTCCCATGTGCCAAGCCGCACCTAAACCTGCTACCTCGCCTCCAATTCCTTCAAGATGATCTTTAGCATGCTGGAAAGCTTCTTCTATTCCTGTTGCTTTTCTATCGGCATTTTGTTGTTCTTGATCTGTGTTATGTTGAACTCTTGCGTTTATTTCTGCTGAATAACCCCCTAATAAATCTGCTAAACTAGACATTGTTTTATAAACTAAAACAACATAAAAAGTATATTTTTAAAAAAAATATTTAATTAATTAATATTCGGGTTTATAAAGTAACTCGTCAAAATTACGATAAGCTTCTAGTCTAGGGACATTTATATAGGTAAAATCCCAAGGTTCTTTGCGGGATTTATTAAAAATTTCCATAAAATTTTTTTCTGATCCGCCAATAAATGAATAATCTTCACTTATTTTTTTTAATTCGGCTTCTGGGAAAGATCCCATAATAAATAAACCTTGTGCGTTTTGTCGTAATGTGGGGTTGAGAAATTTGTAACGCTGACAGGTAAGAGCAATACTCAATTTACCTTCGGTTCCCATTTCTTTATTACCAATATGTCTAAATTTAGTAACTAAAGAACTAAAAGCATCTTGTTTACCCATTCTTTTTTGAACAAATCCTTGATCTCCCATTATATCGTCCATTACTAATAAATACCTTGCTTCGGTTTCATCTGTTTGGATCATTTCAATTATTTCGTGAAGTAAATCCTCGCTATAAGAATCAAATACATAAGTAAAATTATCAGTCATATGCTTAAGCATAACATCATTATGCGCACTTGGTGATATTAAAATTTTAATATCAAAATCATCCCCATAAAATCTTTTTGATAAATAAAGATTTTGTAAAAGAACGGTTTTACCTGATCTAATTTTACCTAGAAAAATATTGAAATGAACACAATTAGGTATAATAGGTTTAGTGCTATTTTCCCCTAAAGCATCTTCGTCATGTTTTACAGGATAAATTTTAAAATCGTGTTTATTTTCGGGTTCACAATCCTTCATAACTAATAATAATATATATTATTATTTTTTTTTATGTTTTTCAACTTCACTCTTAATGAGTGTTTTAAATTTTTGTTCCATAGTCTTTGGATCTTTAAAATCTTCATAATCAAAATGGTCACATAACTTATTAAAATAATTTAATTCTTTTGTTGATTGTAAGGTGCCAGCTATTTTAAATTTAAGATCATTAAATTTATTTTCAAATTCATTTCTTTTGACGCGTTTTAAAACGGCTTCTTGTCTTTCTATAGTTTTCTTTTTTATTTTACGTTGTGTTGTTTTTAGTTCTTTAACATCTTTTTGTATTTCTAGCTCGTTTAGCTCTGCTTTTTTAGCATCTCGTGCGGCTTTAGCTTTAGCTCTACCCTTTTTTAACGCTTCTTTTTGTTTATCAGTTAATACACGCTTAGGTTTTGTAACTTCCTTGGATTCCTTTTGATCTTTGCCAGTTTCGAAAATTTCTTCTACTTCCATTTGCATATAAAAATAGAACAGAAAAAAATAAAAAATATAACTCAACAACACAAATATTTAATACATTTGAAAAAAAAAACACATAAAAGAGCTGATCCAAAACCAATACCAAAAGCTTCTGCTTGTATTGCGTCTACCATTGTTTTTATATTAAAAAACAATAATTAAATAAAAAAAAATGAACTAATCCTAATCAAATTCAACTAAGATCTTTTTATAAATAGGTATTGGTGTGGCTAATTTATCTATACCAGTAATAATTTTATTTTTCTTTTTACTATCTAGGCTATATACTTTAGTATAATAATTATAAATTGTAGATCTACATACACCAAATTCTTCAGTTATTTCTTTGGTAGTTTTAAAATATTTTTTTTGTGGGGTTTCGTCGTCAGGATCATCTTTATACCAAACGATAAAGTGATAATTGTTTGAGTTCTTAGAGTTTTTAGTTCTAGGCATTATATAATATAACGTAGAAATTATTTTAAGTGATTTTACGCATTACGCAACATTTTATTTTTTTTTATGACTTAAAGAACTTTTAGGCTTCGATTTATTTTTTATAAAAATACCTTCGATATTTAATTTTTTTTGTTCGATCGCTTTTTCTTTTATTATTTCTTTTTTGAATATTGGAACGCCTAAAGATTTTTGTATAGCTTCCATTTCTTTCCTATCTAATTTACCAGATCTATCCATTAATAAAAGTAAAGAAAAAAAGTTTATGGCTTTTCTAAAATTGAGAAATTTATTACGGCACGTTTAATTTCAGTTGCTCTTTCTTCGCTTAACATATCAACTATTGAGAAATTCATAGAATTCAATTGGATCGCATTATTATCTAAATAATTAATTACTTCTTGATATGGTTGGTAAACTGTTACTACTTCCGCATTACCAACTATTAAATTATCGCTTTCAGCCAAAACATCCCCAGTAGCAAAAGCCGCTGGAATATTTACTAAAACTTGTTTTTTAACTGCCGCATTTTCCCTAGTATTTCTTGTGCCAGTTTTATTTTTATAATTATTAATAGGCAAGTCTACCATTACTGAATAATTATTTTTTTTATAGTTAAAATCGAGATCTGAAACAACGGCAGTAGAATTGGCTAATGCGTATTGATTAGGTCTTATCGCGATACTATCGCTTACTGCTAAAGCTCTCGCTATGCTCTCTGAAAAGTTAATAGTTATTTTTTTAGTTAATGAAACGGGATCCGCATTGGATCCTAAAGCTTTATTAAATTCTTTATAATTTAATTCTTCAAACCCATAAGTGTTAGCAGCATTTTGACTAACAGAGGTTAACCAAGCCCATGGAATTTGAGAATTTACTGCGGTCGCATTATCATAAGTTATACCAGTTCCTACCATGAGTTTATAAGGAAGGTTGAGATTTCTAAAGCCTCCACTATCCCAAAGACCTGTAAAGTCGTCACCATCCAAAGCGCCTACTAAAACACGCATTGTGGGTTCATTTTTTGAATTATCTATTTGAGTTCCTATGACTACATCCCATGGGTTGGTAGGATCAAAATTTGACGCTGGAATTCGTCCTACTAATCTCATTCTATCAATATCATTATTAATATTAACCCAATCAGTAATTGTAGCCCCCGCAGCGTTTACGGCATAATATACCTGCAATTCACCATCTTCTTTAAATTGGAATCCTACATGGCATTTAGGATGCCCACTGGCATCTAATGGTGGGGGATTATTTCCATTAATTCTAGTTGCTGGTGCTGGTGCTATTCCGTCAGCATATTCGGGCGAATATAAACCTAGCCATAGATCCGCATTACCTGACTGTTGATTAATAGACTCGGTGCTAGTAACATGTACATAAGCGTTATTTTGTGAAGTTGTATCTAAATTCCCTTGTGCTGTGTCTTTATCCCCTAGCGAAGCGTTGTCTATATAATGGTAGTAATGGGAAGAAGCTAAAGCATAATTATCATAAGCGGATGTAGCATTAGGCGAAGTATAAGCAACGCCTTGCCCTGCGGTATCTACGTTACTCGCATCATGGGCATGGGTGCCACTAAATTGAAAAGGAACTAGGGCTAATGTATCTGTGGTTTCTGGCATAATAGCTATTAATAGTTCGGCTTCGTTTTCGTTGTTTTCTACAAAAACTTCATATGATTTAAAGTTACTAGCTGCCATAGCGGTTACTAAAGCATCTTCTATAGCGTCTCTAAATTGAATAAATGAATAATTACCAGCATTTATGGTGACAGTTTTAGATAAGCTAGTTTGAGTATCAAATGGTAAGTTGTCTGTTTGATCACTAGGTTTAACTAATGGCACCATATCTGAAGCAGATACGCTTAAAATAATACTGGCATCTTCTGGAATTATTACCTCTTTATCTCTAATTAATTCTACATAGTTTACTTTAATACACGAATTAGGGGCTATTGTTATATGTTCCTTGAACATAGTAGTAAATTCATGCCCGTTGTCTGAAGGTGAGACTATATTGAAATTCATTTATAATTAATGTATACAAAAAAAATAATTATTTATTTTTATTAATTTTTATATTGTTAGTATTTATGTCTGATATTCCCAAACAATATGTGCCCAAATCTCTTACACCAGCAGATAAAAAAAAACAAATAAAAAGTATTAAAGAAGGAAAAGAAAGACCTAAAGTAGAAAGTTTTAAGTCTAAAAGATCTGGATGGGCAAAAAAATTTGAAGATAAATATAAAACTAAGATTACAAATGATAGTTTTATAAATAAAAATATTATAACAAGAACAGGTATTAATAAAATATTAGATAAGGGAAGAGGTGCCTATTATAGTAGCGGGTCACGTCCAAACCAAACAGCAGAAAGTTGGGCAAGAGCTAGACTAGCTTCAGTTATTATGGGCGGACCTGCTCGTAAAGTTGACAAAGATATTTGGGATAAATTTAAGCGTTAGTCTTCTTCATCTTGAAATTGTATATCCTCTAAATGTATTTCTACTATTTCACTTTTTATATTGTGTATGTGATCTAAAAACTCGCTTATTTGTCCCCTCATATAAGTAACATTATTTAATAAAAATCTAATATCGGGTAAATCTGAAAAATCTACATTATCTAATATGTCGTCCATCATTCTAAAAATTGTGTAAGACATCATAACTAATTTAAATGTTCTTACCTGATGCTCTTTTAAAATTAATAAATCTTTTTCTTTTTTATTCATTTGTTCTTTAAAAATTTCCGCCATTTCTAAATATGCTTGTTCTGTAGTTGGTAGTTGTTCGTTGGTTGTGTCAGAATTAGACATTTTATTTATTATATAAATATATATGGCTACTTTAAATTCGGAAACTTTACTTAATTTAAGAGTTTTATTTAGCTTTACTGTAAGCCAATTAGATATAAATCTAGGGCTAAATAGACTTCAAAGACTATATGATAGTGACATTATAGAGCCAAGTTGGCTAGAAGATCATGAGGATTTTATAAATTTTTTAGTTAATAAATTTAGTATAGCTACAGCATTACAAACTATAAAAACTGTTATTTTATTATTACATTACTATGGACAATTTGAAACCCAAGATAATTATTTAGCCGAGTATGAAAATTTATTAGATATGAAAGTAAATAGCGCTCTATATATTTTAGATTGGCAAAATGTAAATGATTTTTTAGATAAAAATTTGCTTCACTATTTAGGCAATGAGAAATGCTTTTCTAAATACCGCCATTTTTTACTTTTATTTTTAGTTGTTAAAGAAATCCCATTAAAATTTTCATCAATAACAAACATAAGGTATTTATACCATAATTTTAATGATAAAAGCGACTGTTTAAAAGATAGTATTTATCTTCTACGTAAGGGACAGGATTTTTATTTTTATTTTAATATCAAAAATAAAAGATCACAGAAAAAACAAATAGAGTATAAAATAACGAATAACGATACAAGAAAATTATTACTTGTTTATTTTTCTAAATTTTGTAAGAATCTTAAATTTTTATTTACTACCTCAGGTGGTAAATGTTGTAGTGAAAGCAACATAGCAAACTCTTTAGCTAATTTTACTAGACAGCATTTTAAAATGCCCATTACTCTTAGCGAAATTAGATCAGAGTGGGAAAGATACCCAAGAACAGAATTACAAAAAGAAATTTGTAAATATTTTTAACGTCTAGAAACGCTGCTAGTTATAGTTGTTGGGGCTGCTGTAGTGTCTGTTAAGATTAGTCTATAATACTGGAATGCGGGTTTTTCAAATTCAATAGCGTAGCTACCATTTAAAAGTAATATTTCGCTATGGTTATAAAATGTTACGTTATCAGTGCTTACTTGAACATAAATAGGGTCTACAGTGTTAGTAGTGGTTCCAGTAAATCCAATTACATTATAGCCAGAAGTATTGGCACTAGTTCCGTTTTGTGTGCCTGAAGCAGGGATAGAAATAGTTTCATTATCTACTTGAGGTGTCCCAGCTAAGTGACTTACATGAAGTGCGCCAGTTGATGTAGCTTTAAGAGATATTTTAGTAGTATTATCAGTTATATCTGTGCGTCCTAAAATTTGCGTTAACTGATCGCCATTAGTTTGGTTTGATGCTGTCGCCGCTCCATCTGAACCCGTAATATCTATTTGAAGTTTCCCAAATTCATCGACTAAAACAGGGCGTATTTTATTATTTGTTTTATCATTTCCATAAATTAAAGAGTTAGTAGACATATTTATAATTTATAGTAATAATTTTTTTTTAAAAAAAAAAGTAAAAAAAATACAATTTTTTTATTTAGTTAATTGAATACCAATGGACATCGAAGGTGAGTGCTCCCCCACTTGGATTATCAGCGGATACTCTTAAGTATTTGGCATAGGTTCCTATATCACCAAAACCAGTGCCGCCACCACCGCCACCACCACCTGGAGATCCCGTACTATTGTCAACTATAAAATAACCTGTGCCTGTTACAAGATCAACTTCATAATATTGTTGGGCACTTACTGTCATACCGTTTGTGCCTATCCAATTTGAGTTATCCCATGATTGTTCTAAAATAAACTGTAAGGTTCCTGAAGAATTATCTTTAACAACTACACCCCATTTATTAGCTTTTTGTGTATTAAAACTATTGGAGCTAGCAGTTGCGCCAGCTGCAACACTAATTCCAGTTTGATCATCTACGTCGTTATTACCCCTTGTTTTATTATCTATACTAGCAACACTAGTTGCCGTTGCGGTGCTTTGTGTAGCTGTTGTTGCTGTAGAAGTATCAATTGTTCCTAAGTGTGCTTCTGCGGCGGCTAGTGTTGTCTCAGTTGCTATTCCTCCAGCACTTACAATATCGACCTGAACCTCTCCCCCTGTTACGGCACCAGCAAGAGTTGCTAAAGAAGTTTGCGCTGTAGTGTCAGCAACTCTAAGCTCATTTGAGTTAGTTATAAGGACATCATCAGCATTGCCAGCACCATTTCTTCCTATAAGTAAAGTTCCTGTTGGTGTTGCTCCGAGAGCACTATCAACGGCAAATTGTGTTCCGCCTCCGCCACCACTAACCACGTCGACTTGGAGCTCTGCACCACTCACACAACCAGCAAGAGTAGCTAAACTGGCATTAGTAGATGACTGAGCGGCACTTGTGGCGGCACCTGTGGGCAAAGCAGATGAAACCACGTCGACTTGGAGCTCTGCACCACTCACAGCACCAGCAAGAGTAGCTAAACTAGCATTAGCACTACTCTGTGCGGCACTTGTTGCGGCGCCTGTAGGAAGGGCTGAGGATGAAACTACTACAGCCCCAGTATTACAGGCAGTGACTTTACCATCCATGCTAGCAACACTTGTAGCAGTTGCGGTGGTTTGTGTTGCTGTGGTTGTTTCTTGAGCTAACTGTAAAGCTTGATTAGCTGCCGTCGCATCGCCTCCGCCTCCACTTATAATATCAACCCTAAGTTGATCTGTTCCCACAGATGCTAAAGAGGTATTTAAAGTAGTTTGTAAAGCACTTGTAGCCGCTCCGCTTGGAAGTGCTGAGGAAGCAACCGTCACCGCACCAGTGTTACAGGCAGTGATTTTACCATCAACTGAGGCAATATTTGTATCAATTGCGCCCAAATGAACTTCGGCTGCAGCTAATGTAGTTTCGGTTGCTAAACCAGAAGTATCACAGGCAGTGATTTTACCATCCATACTAGCAACACTTGTTGCGGTTGCGGTGGTTTGTGTTGCTGTGGTTGTTTCTTGAGCTAACTGTAAAGCTTGATTAGCTGCCGTAGCATCGCCACCCGCAGCGCCACTTATAATATCAACCCTAAGTTGATCTGTTCCCACAGATGCTAAAGAGGCATTTAGAGTAGTTTGTAAAGCACTTGTAGCCGCTCCGCTTGGAAGTGCTGAGGAAGCAACCGCCACCGCACCAGTGTTACAGGCAGTGATTTTACCATCCACACTAGCAACACTTGTTGCTGTCGCGGTGGTTTGTGTTGCTGTGGTTGTTTCTTGAGCTAACTGTAAAGCTTGATTAGCTGCGGTAGCATCACCGCCCCCACCACCACCTCCAGCCGTGTTTAATACTCCACTAGCGTCGCATGACAGTGGAACTAAAGCATTAGTAGCCGCATTTTTTCCTAAAATTAAAGACATTTTTTTATACATTAAACAAATAAAAAAATATAATTATTGTTTTATAAACTTAAAAACTATTATTAGGGAAATTATTTACTAACGGACATAACACCGCATTAATATTAACATTTATTAAGACGTCACCAGCTGGAGCCCCCACATCGGGAATATAATTAATTTTTACAGTATTATTGGAAGGTATTAATCCATCTAGATCATAAGTTAATTGTGTATTTGTTGAGTTAATTCTAAAATCTCCTAAACTATATTCTAAATTTTTTGTATTGTCTTTTTCAATAACTCGTATGGTCCCCCCTGTAGATACAGCAACTATGTTTATTTCCCTTAAAATTAGTTCTTTATTAATTGGCACCCTATAGACGGCAGCGTGGGAAACGTTTTCAGTTGCTAAAACTTGACCTAATACTTGACCACTGCCACTCTCTTGAATTTGGATCAAGCCTTCATTATGATTTAGTGACCCCGCACTATCAACAATCATCCGATCTATAGAAATAACATTTAACCCAAGACCGCCCGTTCCAGTGTTTACTTCGTAAATAGAATCAAATGGGGTATTATCATCTAATAAGCCAGTTAATCTAATTTTTCTAGCACCAGTTCCTGCGGGGAAATTATCATTCGCACCCGAAACTACTATATTTGTAGCTACCCCCGTGCTATTAAATGTAAAATTACTGGGTAACCCTACCGTAAATTCAGTAGCTGGGATAGTGCTAGTTTTATTACTAACTATTCCTTGAATATTTACTTTTTTAAAATCAAAGTGTAACCCTCTAATTAAATCGTTATGGTATGAATTACCTTCACGGACTAAGCTGGTATCATCATCTATAGTCATTTTAGAGTTTAAAAATGTTGACGCCGCAAAATTCATATTAGCAGATACACTAGTTATTAAATTAACTTTCCCTGTTACAGATCCTGGATTTTCTAATTCAATAGAAAAATAAGCCCCTTTTATTTGAAACCTTTTAAAAAAATAGTTATTGGCTGTTATACTAGTTTTATAAAGTAAAGTTTCTTCAAGGTCGTTATCTGATGGTGATTGATAAACATATAGAATAGTGTTTTGATCACATGCTAAAGAGCAATTTATTATTGCATAAGCTCCGCAATATATTAATTGTGATTTAAAACCTGCTGCTATAAAGGGTCCCTGTAAACTTGTTTCTGGTAAATACTGAAATTTATCTGGTATATTTGGAAGTGCCATTATATAATTATATTTATTTTTTTTTTCAAATTTTTTATCTTTTTATAAATTATAAAAAAATGTCTAATAACGCTTTAGGTTCGCTCGTTGCTAGTAAAACTATTTCTATCGTGCCCCAAAATGGCACCGAATTTGAGGTCACAAAAGGTCAAAAAGTGATCTTCGAGATTGATGCTTCTATGGGGCTTGTTAAAGGTCGTGATAGTATGCTTGCTCTTGATATTTTAAATGCTTCTCCAGATTATAAAAGATTAGCACTAAATGGAACTGCAGGATGTGATGGTCTTATTTCTCGTGTCGATATATATTCGAGAACATCTGGGGTGCACTTGGAAACTATGGATCACTATAATCAGGTAATGGCTATAGCTAATCAATATTACTTTGAAGATAAAGCTAACCTTCAGTCACTTCAGGGTTGTGGCAAAAAAGTATTCGCTCAGGAATATGATGCTACTGCGGCGGATGTAGTCCCCGTTGAGCCTAGTGTAACAAATGTTGAAGATGCGCAGCTTTCACCTATTGCGAATCAGGGTGGAACTGATGATGCTAAGGCGGTCTATAATTTCAGGCGCTATATGTCCCCATTAAAATGCGGTGTTTTCAGATATTGGGACGATGAAAGACTTTGCCCCGTGGCTGCGCTTGGCGGTTTAAGAATTGAAATAACTTTAGAAGATCCAAAAATTTGCTCACACTACATGAACGGACAGCAAGTTGACGGAACAAAAATTGATATAGTTGACCAAAGTGGAGACGGTCTACCAATTCAGGATAATTCAGCGGGGGCTAATATAGATTCTACAAACGATCAAACCGTTCAATATTCAGGATTTGCTATAGGTAATCAAGTAGTTGTTAATTATGTTGATAATGCTGGTGCTCCCCAAACCCATAACTCTACTATTGTTGGTTTAAGTAGAGCTGCTAACAAATTACGCACTACTTTAGCGGATGCTGTCCCCGCTGGTAATAAAACAGCCGTTAAAATGTTTTTAAGAGGCGAAACTAGAGCCCTTAGAGTAAGACCACAGCTTAGAGTAGTAAGCGTAGCACCTACAGCCGACCTTATTAAAGAAATGTCTAAGGGAATCAATTATAGTTTTACATCATATGACTATTTTGTTGACATGATTATGTCTACAGCAAGACGTCATTTAGTAGAAATTAATAGCGTTGCTACTAAAGCTGTTGCTCTATGGACTTCTTTCAATTCTACTGCCGAATCTTCTAAACTTTTTAGCAATTACTTTTCAGGATTTGATGCTAACGAAATGAACTTCTCAGAATACCAATACTTTTTAAAGGGTAGATTAGTTCCAGTAAGGGCAGTAGATCCAAGAGAATTCAGGGAAAAAATTATAGCACAACATGAATTTGCTAAAGCCTTAAACTCTGTAAACATCGAACCAAAAGATTTAGGTAACACAGATGGTAAAAATATTGAACAATATACAAACCGTTTTTGTATTGGTAGAGAATTAGCCAAGCGTGGTTATTATTATTCTTTGAGAGACTCAGAAGGACAACTTAGGTTAGGTTTTGCTAATGATCTCCCAACTAATACCGAAACCAATACTTATGTTTGGTCAATAAGAGTTATAAACGTTGATCCCCAAACTGGTCAAGTTAGTGTAATTTTGTAAATGAATAAATCACTATAACAAATATGGTATGTGATTTATATCAAAATATAAAAAATATAAGGAAACAATAAAATTACATATATACCCCTTTACTTTTTTTTACTTAATCTTATTAATGTTATAGCGAGACTAACCCGCTTTTTCATTAATGGAGTAAATTTACTAATTTGTTTTCCACGAAATTCAAATGGACTACCTTCTTTTGTTTTTAAAATACGTTGTAACTCGCCAATTTTAAGCGGCGGATCATCTTTTTTTATTTTTAGCATTCTCTTAAGAGAACCTTCTTTAAGGTCTCCTATAAAATCATCATCATTATTTTTTTTAGTCATGGGTGGTCTTCCTCTTTTGCTTCCGTAAGTTCCTGTTCCTTGTGGCATATATTATATTTAAAGAAAAAAAATTAAAGTGCAAAAGTTTTTTGTAAAGTTTTAGCATTAAATTCGCTAAGTGATCTTACATAGGTCTCTTGTAATTCTGGCTTGTTTCTTCTACTTTCTGGCAAATCTGTATTGCCAGCGTTAACACCTGAGCGTGTGATTAAATCATAATCTCTGTTAAGAAAGTTGGTAAAGTTACCCATACCGTTTGTGTAGTCAATACCAACACCTAAGCAATCGGCTTTAGTATTATTGAGAACACCCTCAGTATTAGCTTGTCCGCCTGTAGCTCTAGTGGCTTCATAATCATTATTAAGACTTTCATTAGTAAGAGCTAAGGTGGCAGAAGTTTTATCAGATAAGCGACCGTTAAGGATTGAACGCTGGAAATTGGCACGAACTTCACTATCACCCTGAACTGCTACTTTATCTGTAACCTGTGAAGCTGAATAGGTAACGGTGTTACCTGGGGCGGCTGAATTCTTATCCATTAAATTAGGTAATACTTCAATTACGAAGTCTTGTGGGTTGCGAACATTTTGGCGGTTCTGCTGGTAAGATCGGAGACCCAATGGGTTACGGAAATTACTTTCGTTCTGCTGTATGTTATTTTCTTGCGAGTCATCAAGGAAAAGGTTAACGAAACCGCGGGTAGCTGAGGTTTGTGGGGTAAATTTACTATCATTTATTGAACTCTGAACATCATTAATTAAATTAATGCGATCATTGAGTAAAAAGTTAGCATTATATGCTTTTAATTCATCTGGTGTAGGAACTAAAAACCTTCCCTGAAGTCTTACATCTTTTAAAATATAATATGATCCAGTAACGCCAGCGTTTGGCTGTCCTGTTCCAATATCCTGAAAACGCTGGTAAAAGAAACCGTTTTCGTTAGCTAATTCAAGGTTAACTAAAAGACCTCCTAAATATTCGTTACCTAAATGGAGTGGTTTAGGGTTGTTAAGCAAAGCTGTATCTAATCTAAATGAGACTGGTTTGCCATAGTGTTCGTCATTAATATTAGCGATATTAGTCATATCGCCACCTGTCGTATTTGTGGCGTTACTCATCATAACCGCGTGGCGGTTAAGGTCTCCTGCCTTAGATCCCCCAGCATCATAGCGAGTTAATGGGGTATCAAGGTAATCGGCATCTGAAAAAATAAGACCATTTCTAGCACCTACATACATAGGATAATTTCTATGTTCACTTATTGAAATAGCAGACTTTTTAGACTGAACAAAAATACGTTTAACGGCAGACTGAGCACCACTCCAGTTATCGAGATTAAGATTTGATACCGCCATAAGTCCCGCACCATTTCCTGCTCCCATATCTGCCTTTGTTGTTGCGGCTGGGATTTTAATAGGAACGCCAGCACTATCAACGTAAACAATTCTAGCGGATAAAAAAAGATCACTTGTATCTATCATTCTTTCTTGTGCTGAAATAGCAAACTTAATATATTGGTTACCTTTATTAGCTGAAAACCCACCAGTAAGACTAGTGCCAGATAAACTGGTTGAGGAATCATTTATAGGGGGAATACTGAAATTTACTTTCTGTATAGGCATTGTTTATAATAATATAAAAGAAAAAAAGTGAAAATAAAAAGCTTATCTTTTTTTTAATGATCAAATTTTTTTAATTGTTAATTAGTTTTTTAAAATAAAATCCCTATAATAAAATAAATTCAAAGTATGTTTTTTTATTATAGAAAAAAGTATTTGTTAAATCGTTAGTAAGTCTTTAACAAATATAAAAAAAAAATATGGGCGGAAATCGGTAGAGTCT